TCTGTTCATAACTTGCAGCCTTATATAAATCGTCAAGGTCTTTTTCAAGCTGTGGAATTGATCTCTGCACAACTGACGAAGGGGCGGAGTTTCCCCCGCCCAATGCTGTCATTGCGTTGTTAATCGCAGCTCTCTGTGTTTCTCTATTTTTTCTTACACCTTCGTTATATGCCTGTACTTCTGCCAAACTATATTTACGAGACATAATTTATTCCTTTCATAGTAAGGTTAGCGAGTGTGTTATAAAGGTCTTCGTATGCTCCGGCCCTTGCATTGCTTCTCTGATTTATGACGCTGTTCTGTGCGTCCTGGAACTGATTAGCAAGGTTCTGAGCTGCGTTAAGTCTGCTCTGTTCTGCACTAAGGAGCTGTTCGTTGTAACGACCTCTTGCATCTGAAAGGTTCTGCATATAGGTCTGAAGAAGGTCTCTAAGGGACTGTTGTACCTTATCTTCAACTGACGCACGGTTATTAGCGTAGTTATTTCTAAGGTCTGCCATTACGGACTCTGTAGCTCCACCACTTAAGCCGTAAGCGTCTAACTGATCGGCAAGGTTCTTCTCTTGCATCATACGGCTTATGTATGCTTCCTGTAATGCACGGGTTCTGTCATCTTCAAGTGCCTGTCTGGAAGTATCAAGGTTTCCGTTCAGTAGTGCTTCGGTATCTGCGTAGTTAAGTCCGAGTCTGTTAAGTGCATCGAGATAAGCACTTTCAAGAGAACCAAAGTTCATATTGTAAGAGTCAAGGAGTGCTTGCATCATTTCATCGAAGTTAGCGTCATACTCTCCGAGTCTCTGATTAAGAAGGTCATACAGTGCTGAGATATCAATAGAACCGTCTCCGCCTATTCCTGAAACTCCATTCGAACGACTGCTGCCGCTGCCGCCACCACCTTTATTAGTGCCGCTATTATTACTATAGTTGTAGTTATAATTGTCGCCTAAGTCTCCATTTCCTTTTGATCTATCACTAAGTAATGCGTCATAAAGGCTTTCTTCACCCTTCATACGATTAGCAAAATCTTCAGAACTTGTATCTGTGCCAAACGGGAAGTTAGGATTAGAGTAAGGCCTTGTCTCGTTGTGGTCTAATGACTTTCTTGCGTCTGTAAGGTCTCTACCTTCATAACGCTTATCGCCACGCATAGCGTAAAGATCTGCTGTACCATAATTATCAAAGTAGTTCATAGGAACAACCGTGGTATTTTCACTACCATCAGCCCTATATCTCGGAGCGTTTTCGTCAACCATAAAAGCCGGAGCTTCAATATATGCCGCATTAGGATTAGGGTTATCTATGGTAGATATTGCGGTATTCTTTGCAAGTGCGTTCTGTAACGACTGATAAGAATTGCTACCATTAGTACCCGCATTAGTCTGAAAACGGGGATCGCCTAACATTGCATCTGTTCTTCCGACATAACGGCTGTCGCCTTGCATAGCGTTAGGAGTACCCACATATCTTGCATCGCCTATCATTGCGTTCTGTGCGTACTGATCTGCAAAATCATCATCTTCGTTAGTCCAACGATCAGTAGTGTACTTTCTGTCTTCAGTAGGAGTGTACATACCCATTTGTCTGAGCAACGCTAATGTAAGTGGACTATATCCTGTTCCCGCACCCGCACCATAAATGCCTGTATTAAGGGTTCTGTTCTTTACAGCGTCAAGCATTTCGTTAGTTCTCTGTTCGGGAGAAATATTAGGGTTTCCGCTTCCCCTAAAGAAGTCATCTGCAAGCTGTACGGGTCTGCTTGACTGTAACTGATTAAGCATATTCTGAACATACTGTTTACCCGCTTCAGCCTGTCTCTGTGCTTCCTGTCTTACCTGAGCCATAGTGTCATTGATATTGACATTATTGACTGTAGACTTAGACTGTCCACCGTATGAGGAAGAAGTATTAGAAGACTTAGAGTTTCCACCACCGTCATAAGTCTTAACTGTAGGGGTGGATATATTTGTTGACTTAGCAGCTCCCGTTCCCGCAGAAACTTTAGGTGCTGTATATGTAGGCGTAGACTTAGACGCACCCGTTGACGCTATTGTCTTAGGTGCTGCTGTGGTAGTCGTTGCCTTTGCAACGCTCTGATTACCTTTTGAATTTAAAATCTTCTTTGCCATTACTTATCTCCCTTCATCTGTTTTTTGATCTGGTCTACTCCCGTTGCGGAAAGTCCTGATACAATTCCTACGGCTATTGCTGTAATAAGGTCATTTGCGGGAAAGTCAGGCATGTGATTAAGATATCCGATAACTCCGAGTATTCCACCGACTACACCGCAGATAATCGGGATATACTTATCATCAAGCGGAAAAGCCTTTACTCCCAAACCGATGAGATAACATATAACTGTGATAGCTGCTACTCCTACTATTCCAAACATAACTCTCTCCTTTACATACCTAACCTTGTTAAAAAGTAAGTTGCTACTCCACCGAGTACGATTAGTATTACATGCGTTACCGCTGTACGCCACATTTCTCCGTCCTTGCCTTCAAGTTTGTCAAGGCGTTCTCCTTGCTTTGCCTGTTCCCTTGCCATGTGTTCCATATTTGTTGCAAGGCGTTCTACTGACGCAAGTATTCCGTTTGCTTCAACGGCGATCCGTTCAAGGTCTGAAAGTCTATGATTTTGTCTGTCGTTTTCTTCTTGCACTCTCTTTGCAAATTCTTCATGCACGGACTTTAACAAATATTCCTGTTCCATTTTGTCTCCTTATACGATGATGATTTCCTGTCCGGCAATTATCTTATTCGGGTCTTTAATGTTGTTAGCAATGCAAAGTTTTTCAACTGTAGTGTTGTATCTCTTTGCGATAGACGAAAGAGTATCGCCACGCTTGATACCATACTTAGGCTTATAAACGATATAAGGCTTACCCGTCTCTTTACGATGTTCAGCGATTTCGTTTACTCTCGTCTGTACCGCTTTGTAGTCATATCCCGCTGCGGTAAGTTTTGCTCTTCTTATTACGCCGTTGCCCCAAACTCCCGCAAGGACTTCGTTTGCTAACTGATCTACACTCTTAACTTCAGTAGGTACGATGACTTCTTTCTGTTCGTATACGGGTGCTGATACTCCGTTAGACTTTTCTCCCAAAGGAATAGAACCATCATCTACCCACTCTATGTTTATCTGGTCTTGGTCTATAGTCGTTCCGTGTATCTTCGGACTTCTGATATAGTTTACAGAACCGCCGTATTGCCATATCTCAATAGGAGCTCCGCTTTTAAGTTTAGGTGCATAACTTGAATACCTTGCAACCCAGTGCGGGAAGATAGCAACGGCAGCGTCATTAAATCTTGAATTGAACTGACTTTCACTTGTGTATATTCCACACGCATAGCCGTTGTTAATCATTGTCTGACAAAACGCTGCGATAATCTCAGTAAGGTGCTGATATCCCTGATTAAGCATTTTGCCTTCAACATCGTAGTAGACATGTACTATTCTCTTGCCCTGTAGATATGAAAGAAAATAGTTTGCTTCCTTTACCGCATCGGCTACACTAAATGCTCTGCCAAAGTAATATGCTCCGATATACATTTTGTCGTTGACAGCCTGTTTATAGAAGTTCTCAAACTGACTGTCTTTGTAATATCCGCTGTCTGCTCCACCCGCCTTAATAATGCAATAGTCAAAACCTTCTGCTTTTGCATAGTTAAGGTCAAAGCCTTTCTGCCACGCTGAAATATCAATACCGAGTTTCATAGTTTCTCCTTTAAAGTTTCAATAGCAATATCGAGTGCCTTTACTTCTTTGTTATGTTCTTCTGCATCTGCAAACCATCTTATCTGAGTTAAGGTTTCTATGGCCTGTTCTTTCTCCGCCTTTTCTCTCAGACTATCCATTGCCATATCTAACGCCTGATTTAATGTTTCTGTGCCGATACCTAAACCACACGATTTAAAGTTAGATATAAGTTCTATTGCCTTATCAGCGTTCATTTAGATATCCTTTCGTCTATGTACACAGTCTAATCACTCTATCCAGTTATTTACTCAACGATAATGGTATAATTCACCGCCGAACCATAACCCCAATAAAGTGTTCGTGCTGTTTGTTCTGGGTTAGTTATGCTGTTAAAGTGAAACTTTTTCTTTATTTGAAGCACCCATTGATAACCACTCGATGTATAAGATATTGCAACATTACTGTCGTTAATCCATGATCCAGAGTTTGTAAATAACGCAACTCCGTTATATGTTTGTTCTTCATGGTTGCCTACTACTTTATATCTTTTTACATATATTGAAGCGTCGCCCGGCCCTGTTGATTTTGATACAAAAGTATATTTCGTATATTTTATAGGCGGTTTGCCACTAAGCATTTTTACCCACGCCATATTTAACCCCCTTATAAATTAGTGATATGTAGTCTAAAACTTGTAGCTTCGGTTAATGCGTCAAAACTTATAACCGCTTGTCCTGTAGTTACGACAACGCTGTTGTGATACTGTACATTTCCGCTTGTATTTTCGTAATACAGATCAAGGATAGAAGTAGTTAATATGTTTGCATCTGTTATTGTGCAAGAAGTAGCACCCACCGAACACGATACGGGGGTAGTCCATACACCGCTTTCGCCACTTCCAAATTTATAAAAAGGGTTTATCTGCTTCATATCACACCTCTCTTATAAGTATGTTAAATGCTGCTGTAGGAGCTTCTTCCATATAGACGGTTACGCTGTTAAGTCCTATCTCTATTGCATATAACTTTTTAAAATCTTCAATATCTCCCGTAAGGTTTACGGGGTAGTCAGCAACCATATCCGCAGCAAAGTTTGTAAGCGGGTTTCCGTCTTTATCACTCGTCAAAGTAATTACTTGCATAGTTTTTGACTCGTTCCAAATAGTTACGGTTTCTTCGGTATATCCTGAAGTGGGAATTGCAAGAGCATACTGATTTTTGAAATAAACTTCATCATGTCCGGCAAAGAGTGTAGAGTTATCTACAACACCGTCATCATCGGTATCATAGACAGCCTTAATCATATCACCGCCACCCATTGATACGACATAATCAACGATATCTTTCATAGTAGGTATTTTGGTATCATCGTTAATTACGCCACCACCAACAGCGTCAACAACGGCGTTGAACTTATCTATTGCAAGATTTCCGAGTGAGTCAAACCTTGCTTGCATATCTCCCGTGCTAAGTCCAGGAGTGTCGGGAAGTCCCGTTACACCTTTACCCGTGCGGTCTCCCGAAGTGATTTTGTAAGCGTCCTGAAAATCTCCCATATCATCACCTACTGTTTATAGTTGCCTTTCTCAACATACTCGATACCGACTTTATCCAACGCAAAGGGTTCATTTACATTTAGGTTTTCAAAGCGATATCTTGTTTTATCTACTTTCTTAACTCTGGTCTTTAACGCTACTATCCTGTTCGTAAGGTCTGAACTGAACGAAAACTTTGAAAAAACTAAACCTTTAAACGATAGATACGACGCTGTGGAAGCATTAGTCGTAAGTACCGTCCATATACCACGCTTCATTGCTGACATACGGATAGAAGTTACGATAGCCTGTTTAAGTCTTACAGCAAGGTATCTGAAAGTCTTATTCTTATAGAACAGTTTTCCGTCAAAGTCAGGAGTTTCCCAACGACACATTATCGCTGCTCCGTCATCGTTATAACTGTCTATTGCATTTTCGTTAGTGTAGAACTTACATACATTTCCCGTAGTAGTTCCAAACCACAATGCGTTATCTGCTTCCCACATTGTATTAGCGTCTACATTGTCCCTGTAATAGCCTACAAACTGTCTTGTTGAGTAAGGTGCAGATTTATCCGTCTGTACACTCTGAAGGCCGTCAAGGATATATAGAACGCCATTTACGGCTAATATATAAAAGTCTTTATAGACATGTGCATACGCTTTGCTTAAGTCTGTCTCTTTTAAGAGTTTTCCGTTTAAATAAAACGATCTAAGGTTAGTCAGTTCCCTTCCCGTGATATCCTGAGAAGTTAAAGCGTATACACCTAAGTTAGTTAGGAATATCGGTTCACCCGCAAGATAAGCGTGTGCATCGGGGCATATTGAAGGAGCTCCGTGTATAGTCGTCTGTGTAGCGAAAGTTACTTCGTCTTTAACCGTAGTATTAGTTACAAGGACGATATTCTGCTCGACTTCTTCTTTATCCTTAAATACAGCAAGGTAATTGCTTATTACGGAATATCCGATAATCGCTGACTTTGAAGTACCGATTAACTGATAATTGACATCAGGAAAATAAGTGGGATCGTTTGCTGCGGAAAACCATTGATAATTGATATATTTAGAGTCGGGGTTTCCAGAAACAAACAGTCTGTTTAAATCTCCACTTGCTCCGAATAAAACTCCGATTTTACATTTATTAATTCTATCTGCGTAACCGCTTACGGTTTTGTATGCGGTTATCTTTACATTGTCTTCGCCTGTTACGGGTGATACTCCCGGCGGTGCATCGAAATTTACAACGCCCGTTGTACGGTTAACGCTGAAGTCTGTACCTTCTACTAAGTCCGCCCATGTACCGTCGTTATTCATCTTCTGTGCGGTTACAGCGGTAGCGTCAAGGTCTTTATATGACAAGTGATATTCAGTTACACCCGCTTCACCTAAGAACTGTTCGGTAAAGCCAGGGGACAAAAGATTTAAAGGGTAGTATGAAGTACCACCACCAGACGGCTTACCACCTATTAAAGTTACGGGTATCTTTGCGTTATCCGTTGCTTTAGCGACTGTAGTGCCGTTCCATATTAATAAAGCCTTACCGTCAAGAATACAAACCTTGTCGCCAAATTGCCACGATCTTGACCTTGCGTTGTTTGCATCTGCGTAAAGCTCTGTAGGAGACTCATAATCTCCGTCATATATTTTTGTACCCGCATGTACAAGGCCGTGTGCCTTGCCGTGCATTGTATGATATCCGTTAATTGCATCAGAAAAAGTGGCGATAGTCTTATATCCCATCGTCTTTCTGACTTTGCCGGGAACATCACGGATCATATTTAAAATGTTCGGGGACTTATCTATATCTACATTTGCGGGGTCGTTAGTGAAGTCTGCCCCTAAAAATGTATCTATTGTCAGCATACTCCGTTTAGGAGATGCGGGAACTTTAAATGATACAGCCATTTATACCCACTCCGATACAAACGCTTCTTTGCCTGAGTAATGAGAAGTATTTACAAGTGCTTCAAGTCCGACTTCAAACTCGTTTCTATAAGTTGTGGCGATACCGTTATCGTCATCTTTATAGAGTTCTGCCGCCATATACAAGGGAAGAAGTACAGCAACATCGGGGTCGATGGGAAGTACATAGTCGTCTTCCGTTTCAATGGTTATCTGCGTAGGATATGCGTGATAATAAATCGTGTACATACCAGGCATATTTGCGGGAAGTACAAGTAAATGATCGTTCTCTCTGTAATAGTCAGTAGTGTTAAGATACTGATTTCCGTTTTCGTAACATATAGAATTTCCGAAAAGGTTATAGAAGTCGGGTGCAAGTTTCTTTAAGTCATACTTAATGTACTTGCCGTATTCAGGTACAAGTGCGTTGCCTTCTTCATCATCGGGAAACCTTGTGTCATATATAGCGATATTCTTTATCGTTGCCGGATATTCTGATGAGAAGTGAACAGTAATAGGACTCTTAGAATAGTTATTCAGATTTCCGCTATTTTCGCTATACTTGCCCCATGAGTCGGGAAGGTCTGCCGTATAAGGTTCGGCATAATCTCCGCCCGTAACGGTTACAGTTATATACCCCGTGTACTGTAAATAGATGGACTGTCCGCCATCTACTGTGAAAGATACATCTCTTGCGTCTGTTAGTGCCTGTGCGGTCTGTTCGGGTATAAGGTTTTTTGCGGGCATGTGATTAAGGCTTATCGGCTTAGTGATAAACTTTCCCGCTGTTGCAAGTCTTAATAGACCTTCATTTGCTGCGTAAGGCATACCCGCAAGATAGTCCTTAGTAGACTCGTCATTGACGATCTCTGAACCATCTGCCGCAAACATTTTCTGTAAGGTTGCAAGTTTTATATCTTCCCAGGTATACATTATTTCTTCCTTGTTCTCTTAGGCTTTTCGGGTTCTTCTGTAACTTCTTCGACAACAGGCTTTTTCAAAGGTTCGTCTTTGGGTATCTCGGTAAGCCCTGTGAGACGGCATACATGTCTGCCGAAGTCATCACGGCCTACTATTTCGTATACCCTTCCATTTTCCATAAGATACTGTTTAATCATATTTTCTCCTTATAATTCCCCCTGAGCCGAAACCCAGGGGGAAACAAGTTTATGAAAGGGAAGAACCGTATACAGCACCACCCATGATTACATGCTGCCATGAAGCAAATCCGGCAGAGAACCTTGCGTAGCCGTTCCAGATCATATCGTCAGTGTCCTGATCGACATGAGAAGTTACATCAAGTGCAACTCTGTCATAGAACTTATTACCGATAAGCTCCTGATTAGCTTCGCTCGACATGAGTATGAAAGGCTCATGTGAAGCGTTGGCTACATGCCAACAAGGATCAACGATGAGTTTCCACTCGCCCTTGTAAATGTTTCTGTCGTTGTTAGCAGAACCAACAACATGCTCGGAAACGATAATCTTCTTACAAAGGTCGATAAGTCTTCCACAGTTAGCGGGAACGATGATGGTATCGAAGGTATATCCCATATAGTTACCAGAACCGTTCATAAAGTTTGCTCCGATGTTTGCAAGTTTAGCAAGAGTAGTGGAGTCGTTACCGAAAGCGGTAGTGAATACATTAGACTGTGCGGGTACGCCTGATACGATACCAGGGTGATCCTTTGCGAAAATTGCCTTTCCGTCAGCAGATGCACAAGAGAAGGTAAGTCCGCCGTATGATACGCTGATGGTAGTAGAAGCTGCTTCAGCGTTTGCTACAAGAAGTGCAGATGCAAGTCCCGCACGGGTTCTCTTGTAAGCCTTAACCATGTTTGCAGCCTTAGCCTTCATCATGTCGATTTCAGCGTCCTCGTTTGCTTCACGGGTAATTCTGAACTGCTTTTTGAAGGTGGTATGCTCAATGGTCTTGGTAGGGCCGGACTGGATATCATCTTTAGGTGCTGAAGCTCCATCGGCTGACATAGGGGTGAAGTCTGAGAACTCGGTTACAATACCGATCTTCTCTCCGAAACGATTTGACTTCTTAACATTGAATACATCTTTTACATACTGATCCCAGGGAAGTTCCTTGTCATATACCTCGTTGATATATGCTTCCATCATCTGTGCGTTCACATTCCAGGTATCATTAATGAGACCGCCGTTTTTTGATACGATATTTGCTGCCATATCTTTTCTCCTTTAATTTTTTAAGGTTAGGGGCAATGCTCATAGTCTGCATTGTCCGTTTGGTTATTAGTGCAATGAATTGTTGTACAGCACTCTTAACTCTTTCATAGTCTTATCAGGAAACCACTCTTTCCATCGATTAACTACATTTGACGGGATATCAACTAAATCGTTTCCGTTCGATGTTCCACCGTCTGTTGCTGTTAAGTGCGACTGTGATTTAGCGTTGTTGATAGCCTGTTGTTTTACCGCTGCGGTATGGCGTTCACTCAGCTTGTCCGCATAGACTAACTTATAAGCATCGACTACGCTAAGATGGTTCTCATTGACATAGCGTAAGACTTCGGGATATCTTTCGGACTTCTCAATGTCTGCCGCAGATTTTATGTCGGGATCGATTTTACCGATTTCCGCTATCTGCTTATCAAGATAAGTACGAACATCTTTTAGTCTCTGCTCTGCCAAAAGAGCGTTTGCTGCTTTAATAGCCGGACTATTGTTTACAGCGTTTTCGATAATATTAGGGTCAATTCCCTTATCAGCAAGTTCCTGTTTGGTCGCAAGTTCTTCCTGTGCTACAAATGCATCGAAGTAGTCCTGTGCTGAAGCGATAGGCTGTCCCGTTTTGGGATTAGTAAAGCCTTTAAATCTGTCTGCAAACTGTGCGTCAATGGCTGCCTGTTTGCGTCTTGCTTCGGACTCTGCCTTGCGTCTTGCATCTGCATAGATAGCATTGCGGTCAAGTTCCGGCTGTGCTTCTTCGGTTACACCTTCGTTTCCTTCAGCGTTCCCTTCGGTTGCACTTTCAGTTCCCTCTTCGGGTTCACTTACTGACTCTGTCTGCTCGGCGGGTTCAGACTCGTTTACGCCGTTTTCAAGTTCTTCCATATTTGTTCTCCTATTTTTACGCTATTAGTTGCGATCTATATAAAAGCCTTACGGCCCTTATTCTTTTTCCACTTCAATGTGATGTTCTATCTTATCAACGACTTGTCCGTTGTTTTCACATTGAGGGTTACGACAAGTAAGCTCCTGAACGAAATATACTTCGCCTTGTCTCATAATGTACTTACTTGCGGTTATGCGTAATGCGGTATCACATTTGGGGCATAGTTCCATTGTTCATTGCTCCTATCTGTTGCATTAACTGTTGCTGTTGCATCTGCTGTTGCTGTTCTTGCATCTGCTCTGCAAACATTTGTCTTATCTCTGAAGCATGGGGATAATCGTTCTTCTCCATGAAAGTCCAGTAGTTAAGTAGTGTCTGTGGCTCTCCGATAGGCCCGAAAGCACCACTCTGATACTTCATGTCTATCTGCTGCCACATTGCTTCACGGTTCATCATAATCGTAGATGTCGGGTCTACTTCAAAGATAAACTCGTCGTTCCAATACAGTTCGCCGTTTTCGTCCACTTTCAAGAACTCATAACGATCAAAATGTGAAAAGTCATAACTTCCATCGGGGTTCTTTGTGGATAACGGTACGGGTTGGTCTGCGTATGCAAGCATGAACTTGAACATAATTTCATACAGTCTGCAATACGCTTCCTGTTTCATTATTCGTTTACTTTCCATACGGCCCGCAGCCTGATTAATGGAATACTGTTTTGCTGTTCCAGACACCGCAGAAGCGTCATATTTACCCTGATATGCGTCGGTAATACCTAAGGTAGACCTTGCCGCTTCGTAATTGTCATTGATTGCTATACGGTCGTAGGAAGTGTCTGCAATTAGGTTATGCACTCCTATCATCTGTATCTGATTAGGAGACTGTATTCTGACTATCTTTAATTCCTGGTCTGTAGTTTCAATGGGGAGATTTTCAGGAAGGGTTACGATAGAACCCGCCTTTAAAATCTTCTCTTGCATCTTTGAGCCGTACTTCTTTATTGCGTCCTGTTGATCTTCGATTACAGCAACATCACTAACGCCCATTAATGACTTTGACTTGCTGACATTACGCCTTAAGACAAGTGGCATTACATTAGGCTTATAGTACGGTATCTTCTTATGCTGATGCTTGACGGTGATTTTAGGCATACCCATTTCGTCAAGAACAGGATTACCCATATCGTCAAGTTCTACGCTGTCTACATCTTCATACGCCGGAATTGTTTTCTTATTTCCGTTCTTATCTCTCGACAAGGTTACGATATCTTCTTCTACTTCTTCGTAGTCTTCTACGGTAGTTTCAAAAGACTTAGAACCGCACTCGCAAGTGTCTCCGTCTTTTACCCTTCCGCATTTCTTACAACGGGTCAGCCTTCTTGCCTGATAGTTCTCCATATCTTCAAGGACTGTATCACCGCACCATGTAAAGATACCGATTTCGTCTTTATCGTCTCTGTAATAGGTCTTAATGACGGTTACAAGCTCGTCATTTACTTCTTTCTTATTCTCGACTTCAGTATTGCTTTCTTCGCTTACATCAACGCCATAGACACGCTTTACAGCGTCCTTAGTCATAGATATCTGCACGAAGATATAATCGAGCTTATAGGGGTCTGTAACGCCCGCCTGGGGGATAACGGTCTGCGGGTCTCTCTCATTTACCTCTAACTGTCCGAGTGTGCAATGAGTTTTCTTTCTTGACTCCCACTCTGCGTGATACCAGTCTCCGCCCTGAACAGAAGTTACTCTCTCAGATACATCATTCATTTCCTTAAAGTTCAAGAGACGGATCTCGTTTTCAAGCATACGCTCGATAATCTCAGCCTGTTCCTGATCTTCAGGGTGAATTGCTGTTACTTTAGGCATAGGGATAGACGAGTCTACTTCTGTCTCTATTAATTCATAGGTGATGTTCCTTACATTTTCTGCAAGTGCTTTCGCTTCACCACCACCCTTATTCTTTGAACGACGGGTAAACGCATCGCCTTCGTACAGCTTTTCCTGATTAACCATACGGGCAAGCTGAGTCTCATAAGCGTTTTTAGACTTTGTGTACTTATCTTTCCACTCGTCAAGTTTTCTGTTAGGTTTTATGATGTTTGCCATTTTCTTAAACAGTTTCACCTTATCGGTTCTCCGTAGAGCGATATCATCTTTGCTCTGGTTTCTGCATCTGCGTTGTCGTAGTCCTCTAACATATCTGCCCGCCACTTCTTCTTACGACTGCTTCTGTCAGGCTTTGCTGATGTCGTCCACCATACACAAAAGTATCTAAGTGAGTCGGGATCGTGTGTTAAATCATGTGGCTTCTTAGCATATACATTTGGTTGCTTATCATCTTTCTGTATTCGCTTTAAACAGTTATACAGATTAGGTGCTTCGCCTTTTAGTAAGGTTAATCTTGACTTCTTATTCTCTCTTGGGCGTAGCCACTCTTTCATTGCAGCACAACCCGCCGGAAAATCTCTGCTTGTCTTTGTTAAACTAACTCCCGCTTCTTCCCATAACTGAGCTCTTGACTTACCATTTAACTGAGACCTATTCCAAAGGTCGGGCGGTGCAAGGAATAACTCTACGGGTTCGGTACACATATCATTAAGTGCTTCTGCCGCCTGTCCGATGGTTAGATTAGGTGCATCGTATTCTCTAAAGACTTGTGCTTCTCCACGGTCGTTTATCTTTATCCAATGTGCGGAGAACATATCAAGTCCGTAGTCGATAGCAACATAGACTTTCGTGTAACCATCAAGCGGATCATTAGCAAGAGTGTTTAACTCATTTACTTCGGGGAAGAACGCTCCGCCAGGCACTTCTAACGCTTCTTCAACAGTTGCGGGAAACTCCTGTGTCATTAAGTCTCCCAGAGTCTTTTTATTATCCTCATACCACTTAGCGTCTCTCGAAGGGTCTGCATACCACGGTATGAAGATTTTATTAAACCCGTTATCGGGGTCTGTATATATTCTTTCAAAGAGCGAACCACGCTTTATTGTGGATAAGCCGATTACTTTACCACCATCGGGAGCAGAGATAGTCGGGTACGCTGCCGCCCATATATCTTCCGCCCACTCCTGAAACGCCCACTCGTCAAGGATCAAAATATCCGCTGTAAACGAACGGCCCGCATTAGGCGATGATGCAAACGCCTTCATTGTGGAAACGGGGTTATTGCCGTTTTTAACCACTAAATCTAACGCATTTGATTTATATGTAGGCCCTTCCCAACCACTCGGCTTATTACGCTCATCAGCGATCAGTGCGGGCATATTTGCAAATACAAAGGTTAATCGTCTTATCAGTTCTTTCGCTTCTTCTTCTGACCTTGACATTGCTATTACAAGCCTTCCGTTTTTAGTCAAAAGTAAGTGTGCTGCGATATGAACGACCAACCACGATAGTCCTAACTGACGAGCTTTTAAAATGACATTCTTTCGGTTATTACAGATACTATGTAACGCTTCCCTTTGTGCGTCCCACATATCAAACTTCTGGACGACTTCTTCTCCGGGTTTCTTTACTTCGATATGACCATACACATCAATGAAATACTCTATATGGTCTCTGCAATACTCTATTTCGTTATTTCTTAACGCTTCCCTGTCCGTCATTTAATCGCTTCATCAGATTTGCCATTAGCTCTTTATCACCGTCTGTCATTACATCAAGGTTCAGCGACTCAGAAGGCTTCTCTCCGACGGTATCTCTCAAAAACTCTGAAGCACCGACACAGCCATCTAATGCTTTCCGTGCCATTGCTTCTACGATCTTATCCTGATTAGATACTCCGTTTTCATCGGTCTTCTTCAGGAAGATATCTATTGACTCGGCCCATGAACGACGCTTCGCATTATTTTCCTGTGCCTTTGTCCCACCCATGCTTGCGATCTCTTTCGTCTTCTGAGTGCCGGGCTGTAATAGTTCAATATATCCTTTGCTGCCAGATAATTTACCCGTATCGGACAAGATACCATTAGGAAGTTCTTTCAAGTTCTCCATAAATACCGCATCAGGAATAATAGGTCTTCCCTTCTTATCCTTCGGTGCTTCTTCTAACAGTTTATTCAATTCTTCCTGTGTTAGTTTCATATTATGTCAACCGCCTTTGATTATGTTATATCAAACTATATATGGTATTTCAATACTTTATGAGTAAATTTTTACACATTATATAGGAGTTTTATGTTAACCATTTCACTATTATTTCACCTTTATTTCATTTCCGCTTCTTATGAATTTCCCCTAAATTTCACCTTAGAGATAAGTTAAATCTCATGTAATGCAGATATATCAAGGGATTAGGGGTAGGGCAAAAGTTTTAGAAATAAAATTTTCTATGGGACATATAGGAGGTATTTTAGGGGGCCGGGTAGTCAAGGGGGTAGGGGACCTGGGTACTATAGGACTGTAGGATCTAGCGTCCTATAGCTATACAACCCCCTTAAAAAAAATTAGGGGCATACTATATATTGTGTATACCTATAGAAAAGAATAGTCTCTCCCGTTTTCCGTTTTCTGATATGCTGTATCTATGCGGGTTCTGAGTAAGTGTTCGCAAAATACGGCTTATGCGAATAGTTATAGATGGTCTTCAGAAGACTACTCTTATATATAGACTAAGCCTTAGTCTGTGGGTACTTTTTTCTGTGCTGTGTCGTTCGTTGCTTTTCCCTTGTTGTCATAGTTTTGTTGTCATAGTTTGGGTGATGGAGTTTTGTATATATTCTTATATAGACTAAACCTATTTGGGTAGACCTACTCTTATAAGTTATAGAACTCAGAAATATGTCTTTAAGACTTTAAAAGTCTTTTCATCTTGTTAAGAATTTAACAATGTTGATCTTTCGGGGTGGCTTTGTCTTTCTTCTTATAGAAAAATCTTTTCACCTTTTCAGATGTGATTTTCTTCCGTTCGTTCCATACAGAAAAATCTTTCCGTTGTCTGTGGGTGAAATCTCTTTTCATTATATGGAAATATGTTTCCGTTTTTCCGTCTCTTTTTCTTTTCCTTTTTAGTCTCTTTTCGTTCGTTCCTTTTCGGTGTAATTGTGATACCTGAATTTTATGTTTTTTATAGCGATATCCCTTGAAATGCTGATGAATACTGAAGAATAAGGCTGTTGACAATTCCGGTTTGTTGCTTTTCTTCTATATGATAAAACGCTGTAGGCCTTGTCCCGTCTACGTTTGAGCGTTGTTCTATCTTATGAGATTTTATATCGATCTTGCAAAAAGCTCTTTCTATTAATCTCTTGAAACGCTGATGTAATGGGCGTTCTGTGGGTGTCGTAGTACTATGATATATTATGTTTTGTGATGTGCTAATCGGCTGTGTTAGGCTTTCCGCCTACGTTTCAAGGGTGTTATACATTTTCTGTTATATGTTTTTATTGTGAATTTTAGTGTATGTTAAATCGGCTGTAATGCTGATGAATACTGAAAGACAAGACCACCAGGAACTATAGATTTTTCTATCTTCTGTTTGTTGTCAATTCTCTGTAAGCCTTGATTTATGCGGGTTTCGTGGGTGTTGTGTGTAGTAAAAATCATATTTTTTTCGTGTAGTCAACAACTTTTTAAAATTTTTTTCAATTTTTTCTATCCCTTGCCCCGTCTACATTTCAAGGGTTTTAAGGATCGAATTTTAAAAAATGGGTGTTGCAATGTTTTTAGTGTCGTTATATAATGACATCATCAAACAACGAAACGCCCCCACAAAATCGAATAAACACCCCTACAGTTGATATCAATTTTAAGGGTGCTGAAAGACGGAAAGGGACGAAACGAAAGGAGAAAAAAATATGAAGAAAGAAATCGCTTTAAACCTTATCAAGTACGCCAACGAAAATTGGAAAGCGTCATTCAATTACGACGACGAAATTGAAGAAGAAGCAGAAAGGATTATGAACGACAAAGAACACCTTAACACCTACATCGAATTGCTTAATGAAGACATTACCACAGCAACAGAAGAATATCACACCACCAACGAACAAGCGGAAAGCCTTATTAAAGAACTTTCAAACATCTAACTACTAAACCAAACAGCAAAGGAGAAAACACTATGAGAACAAGAACAAACCAGAATTACACATACGAGATTTTAGGTGGCTACCTTATGAGCAACAACGAATTAAATATTGAATACTTTGCACACCTTGTTAACATCACAGCCGAAAACACAAAAGCCCTTTATGATGAAAGATTCAACACAAGAAGAAAAAGAAGAAACATAGCAATAAATGAAATGATGTTCTTTATAAATCAGGAATTGTACTTTAACGGATATGAGACATATTACGCAACGAGTCAGCAAGTTATGAAATGGGACAAGGAACACAACAACGGATTAGAAAAGGTTCTTGACATCGTAGAAGAAAGCATACAGACCACCAGAAACGAACAATAAAAGCTGAAAACGTGGGGGCGATAACATCAAACCCACCACCAGAAAAGGAGAAAAGGCAATGACATTTACCATTAAATCCGAAAGGATCAAAGGATATAACGAACTTTACAGCATAACAATAGAACAAGATAAGTTTTCACCTTGTTATAGAGTCGCAAAAAACAGAATGATTAACGACTATATAGCAATAGAAGAAAAATCCGGCATTTACCCCACGCTTGAAAAAGCAAAAGCAAGATACAACGCACTAAAAAGAGAAATCAGGAAAGAACTTGACTGAAAGGAGAAAACACAATGAAACAATACTTTAAAACAAAAACAGACATAAACGGCAACACCTACGCATTAGAAATTGACCACGACAAGAAGACATATAAAACCGACTACAACATATTTAATTACACGGGATATATCAAAATCAGCAAAAGAGACCGCCAGGAAATGATAAAAGAGCTTGACGCATACGGCTACACCCGAATCGATTAAGAAAGGAGAAAACAAGATGACAGAACTTGAAAAGGCATTATCTAGAGTGATCTACATACGCAGCGACATAGAAGAAGAAACCGACAAAATGCTTGACGCTTGGCAAGACGACAAGGACTACCCGATCCCCCACTACACCATCACTTTTAACGGACTTTCCGTTGATATCCCACTAGACTTTGCAGAAATCAACAACGAAATTCAGGACCATTTAGAGAACCTTATAAACGCAATTAAAGAGTACACAGAATAAAGGAGAACACGACATGAAAGTAAAAGTATCAAACCCGATGGCAAAAGAGATTAAGAAAGCACTTTCCGGCATTGCTGAAAATGTAACCTTTGGAAAAATGAATATGGATCTTTACAAATGGAACGTAGATGTAGACCTTTTCAGCCATGAAGACGATTTTGATATGAACACGAATAAGCTTAAAGTAATCCGCATTGACTACCCCGCCGAATGTTACGCTTTACCCACTTATGTTACAACGCAAGACCTTGTAAGAATATTCAGAAACAGCGACAGAACCTACGACGGCTTTTTTAGAGAAATTAGAAACGAATACGCAATTTGAAAGGAGAATCGAAAATGAAAATCAAAACAGCACAAGCAATTTACACAGGCGGGGGTGTATGGCTTTTCATAGGAGAACTTGAAAACGGCAACTACTTTCTAACTGACGACTACGGCTGTACTTTGATCCTTGACGAAAACCCCGAAGACCTTGACGAAAGCCTAACAGTAGAGTGGCAAGAAAAGCACACCATTAAGGACATAGGCATAAAAAAGAGCTTTGTCAATAAATTAATGGACTATATGGAAGAAAACGGCAGACAGTATGGTTTTACTGAAACAGACCATTACAGAAAATATATGACAGAACCCTTTTGAAATGATCGAACTTGAAAGCATAGAAAGGAGATAAAAAAATGAGCAACAACGAACTTACAGCACTTGTAAACGAACTTATAGCACTTTGCCAGAGAAACGATCTTCTACCCACAAACAGTGAAGAACTTGCCGACGAATTACAAGACCTTGCATCTAATGAAATCTATATCTCAAAATCAGAACTGGACTATTTCGTAAATTGAAAGGAGAACCCATGAACGAACTTACAAGAAATCAGTTTATAAACATCTTAAAATCGCACTACATTGAGTTTTTTATAACTAAGGCCGGACGGATCATTGCCCTGGATAGTTACGACTTAAACGGCACAGAATACTTTACAGACATTACAGACTTTACAGCAAAGCAGCTTAGAAACTGGTTAGGATATTGAAAGGAGACAAAATGGAAGCATACAAGGCAATTTTAGAAGCATTATCAGAAGCAGAGTGTATCACATATTATCAGACGGACGATAAAGAGCAAGGCTACTATATTAGAAAAATGAACCGAGAATTAAGAAAAATGATCGAAGAGTGGCACAAACGAACCGGGGTAACACTTGACTAACAGAAAGGAGCAAAACATGAAATACACTTACTTTGTAATCACAGAAGAAAACGAGAACGGAAAGACATTTTCACACGCCGAAAAAGTACCTAATTGCTACAACCTTTTAAATTACTTTCACGCTTGTTATGGTTTTAAAATCGTTTCGATAGACGCTTGCGAGACTTTTAAAAGAGCAAAAGAAGTTGCTGATGTTTGGAACACAGGGTACAGAGAATACGGAATATACGCTTTTCAGTAAAGGAGACAGAACATGAGAAAAATGACAATTAACGGAAAAGAGATACTTACCAACTACGGACAAGACTATCCCAGGCTACCCGACAATATGACTGCTACCCATCTTCCGTTTAGAATGAGTTTTGAAGAATTTTTAAAAGAAGCTGTAAACAAAGGCTACACCCGAATAACTTTTTACTACACCACAACAAGAGTTAGGGGATATCACGAATTTCACGCAAAATGCAGATAAAAGGAGACGATATGACAGAGACAGAGGCTATTAAAAGAATTGAAGCTCTTATATATGATAGCGTAATAGACAACGAACAACTAATTGAAGCAATAAAGGCTATTTTAAAGGGAATTAAGAAATGACAGTTAAAAATATAATCTCCGGCGATAACATAGAGATATCAGTCAGGCCCAACGCAACCGATTATGAGATCCGTCAAGAGACCATCAGAGAAAGTGCAAAACTCTGGCAGACAGAAACGGCAGAAAAGTCATTATCCTACGGGGAATTGCTGCACGATGTTAGGATATTTGAAACCCAGGCCAAGCGTTTTGGTCTTCAAAAGGAATTAAGGGAGAACGGAATTATTTGATTTATAGTTATATAATGATATAATCTTCTTAAAGGAGATTCACAATGGAAGAAAAGAAAAAATATAAGCATAAAACGGCAAGCCCCGCACACAACAGAGCAACAGCAAAATATAACGCCACACACACAAAGCAAATCGGCCTTATCCTAAATCTCGGAACAGACAAAGACATTTTAGAGCATTTAGATAAACAGCCGTCAAAGATGGGATATATCAAACAGTTAATCCGTGATGACATAGAAAGGGGGCAAAAATGAAAGCAAGAATATATTTAATAATATCCATACTACTACTGATACTGTTTTTGCTTATCAGTCCCGCAACTAAAATAGTTTTCATAATATCATCGGTTCTGTTTTATTCCAGTATAATCCTATATACGATCTACGCAATGAAAAACCCCGCCAATTAAGACGGGGTTTAACTTTTACATAGACTTTAATCTTTCAACAACTTTTTCAAGTTCGTCTATGACCTCATGGCCTGATTTTTCGTAATACTCTGCTTTTTCGCCGGACTCTTCCATCATCATCATGATCTTGCAAATATTTTTACAAGCATGAGCCAGGGTATCAATGATATTAAGGCTATCTCTTGTAAGTTCGCCTTTGGAATAATCCATGAGTTCGCAAAGTAACTTATCTCTTAGTTCTCTCATAGTCTACCCCCTTAGAAAGCTGCGGGAGTATTGCTCCTGATGAACGCTTCAAGCTGTGCGGTCTGTGCGGTCTGTGAAGCCGAAAGATTAGCCATATTGAGCTGGTTCTGAAGTGCTACATTAGCCGAGCGAAGCTGCTCTATCTCCTGTTCACAAAGTTTGTCAAGGATCTGCTGTGTCTGGTTCTGAATTGCAAGGCGTGTCGCTGCACCTTCCGCCTGTACGATGTTCTGTGTCTGTACAGTAGCCATACGATTATCGCAACAGCATTGTGCTAACTGAGCTCTTATATCAGTAAGACCTTCAGTTACCGCCGTCTGTGCGTTAAAGGTATTCTGCATACCGTTAATCATATTACTGTAAAGCTGTGCGTTGATACCGTTAATTCCCGCATCTATTGACGCATCACGGAAAGCGTTATTAGTATTTGCGTTGATCTCGTTCTGTCCGTTCATAATCCAGGGGTAAGTATCGTTTCCGCCAAAACCGCCACCGAAGCCATTTCCGGCAAAAAGGAACAACAGAATTATCCACGCAAACATATCGCCACCGAAAACACCGCCGTTTGAAGCGGGAGCAACAGGCATATAAGTATCTGTCATAAATTTAATCTCCTTTCGTGTTGTTTAGTTATATAAAAAGGCCTTTTTTATTCATTTAAAATGTATTTTCCGTGTTAAATTGCAATTTTAACGCATAAACTGTCTTAACATTGGATTATTTTTAATTGAATTGATCTGGTTTTGGGAAACCTGATTAGAGTTAATCAGATGGTTTAATATAGCGTTAGGATCGTTAGTATTTACTCCATCGGGTATATTAAACTTCTGAGATAACATCTGCATCGGGTTTGACTGTATTTGATTTAACATACTAAGTATCTGAAAAGGGTTCATAGTCGTTTTCTCCTTGCAAGTATAATAAAACATCGTAAACCCTTTGAAAATGTCGTAAAAAGGCTTTTTTAAGGCAATTTTGGGTAAAGTAAAAGGCACTACATAAGTGCCTTAAACTTTTGGACTATGTTTTTTATCTGCCGTTCTGATAGTTCGTACTTTTCTGCTAATATTGATACCCTAACTCCGTCAATTAGCCTTTCTTTCAGGATATCTCTGTTACGCTTGTTAGTACAATACTCATCAATAAACACAGATAGTTCACTGTTTTTCATTAGCCACCCCCTTTATTTTCCCACGGCCTTAAGTCATCGTTAGTACCTTCTCTTAGGTTTCTAAGAAATATATGTATTGAAGTGTCGTTTATCAGATCGCACTTTGCCAGATAAACAAGAAAACTCTGTACTGTTACCTTTGCGGGTGGAACACTTTTCTTGCACCACTCCATATAATGCTCCTCTAACTCTAAATAGTCCTTAAATATAGCTCTTGCAAAAGGGTCGCTCATATTTCTCCTTCCTGTGCTTTCTTTAGTTGCTGATATACAAAACAACGGATATCGAAAAGCATTTTTGACTTGCCAAAGCACTCAGCATAATCTCTTAATGCTCTTATCTGGTTTGCTGATACCGTCTCCGTCTGCATCATATCTTCAAGTTCATTGCTCTTTGCTTCAAGTTCTGCATCATACTTCTTATTCAGTTCGTCAAGTCCGTCAACTATGCTCTGATATACTCTCTTGTAAAAATCTTCCATTATTTGATCTCCTTATTCTCAACCCATACTGTAAACGCTACGCCTAAAGCAAAACCAAAGACAAGTCCGGCGATTCCTGTTAGAATAATAAAACTCATCATAGGCTATCCTCACTTTCTGCCCTCGGTAATAAATCTTTGACCGCTTCAACATCTTCGATAAACGATTTGGCTATTTCTTCGTCTGTGCAATTACAATGTATCTCGCTTTCCTTTCTCATATCTGCACCACAGTTAGGGCAAAAGTTCGACTTTACAAATACTTTGCCTATCGGCTCGTTGTGTTCATTAAAATCGAGGTGGCTGTTTTCGTGATAACACTTATTACAAACAATTATTTCAGGAAAATCCTTATCCCCACTTTGTATCTTTATCCATTTTCCCTTGACGTTCTCTCTTACATCGGCAGATGGAATTGACTTAACATCTTCGATATCCACATAACTTAAATCTATGTTCCAGTCGTCTAAATACTTTTCTTTTTCTAACAACGCTTCTCTGCTTATATAACTCAATTTCCCTTTCTCCTATCTTCTCCGACTTCTTTATAGGGTGCTATCGTGTTGATATCTGAAGCCTTTACAAGAAATGTTATTCCAGAAGGCAATTTAATGATCGGGTTTCCTGACGCTGTGATATCTATAATCACGGCATTTAAAGTTACTTCATCGTTTTTCTTCACTCTATGTCTCCCTTTTCGTATTTCTTACAAGCCTTGTCTGCTGCTTGCATGTGATGATACGGGATATGATTTACTGTCTTACTGACTTTCTTTTCACATACTCCGTACCTTACGACTTCTCCGTTTTTGGTATTGAAGCAAAAGTATTTACACGAACCGCACTTATTTGTATAATCATATATTTTCTTCATCTTTTCTCCCGTCAGTACATATCAATTCGTTCTCTACTTTTCCGTGATCTATGACTTGTACGATTTTCATACAGTCAAAGCAATGGTAGTAGGACTTGTCGCCCTGGTGTCTTTTCAACATCAGGGCAGAACAGTCCGGGCATATAGGAACATTTTGATATATCGTGTAATTCATTAATACGCTTCCTCTGGTGCTTCTTCTATCATCACAATAAGTTCGTCAAGCATTTCAGCTTTTGCATTTGTTACGGCAAGCAATTTTGCCATACCTACGCTGTTTCGTCCGTAACCTTGTTTTAAATCGGCTTCTATCTCGTCAAGATCGTGCCATACTTCTTCTTGCCATTGCTTAACTCCGTCAAGGATATAGTCATATATCTTTTTATAATCTTTGAGATTTCCATTGCTAATTTTCTCTGCCATTTTCCTTGCCCTTTCTATCGCTCTATTTTGCCTTGTAATTGAACGATTATTTTTAAGTGATAATTTTATCGTCTGTAATGTTTAGTTATCGTCCTTGACCGATACAACACGATACAAGGTATCAACATTGTTTTGTTCTAACTGTTCAAGTTTGAAAATGTTATTCCAAAAGTTAAAGGCTGTTTTGTTTGTGTTGATTATGTGCAGACGATCAATTATTTTCCCGTCCATCAGGTAATTCATAACAGCACATCTTGCTAAACCTTTTCTGCGATACATCGGCTCTACATATATGCTGTCTACATATCCGTTTACAACCATCAGGAAACCGACTGTCTCATTGTTGTATTTTATTTCCCTATAATCTCCGATCTCTTTTATCAAAGGGAAAGCAAGTACATCTAACTCTCTACGAAAGTTCACGAACATATCTAAATCGTTCAATTCTTTATCAACTCCTTTTCAAGCTGCTCAAAGTCATAGTCTTTTTCTTTTGCTCCGGCAGTAAATTGATTTTCTTTAGCGGTAGCGATATATATATTCTTACTCTTTCTCTTACTCTTACTCTTATCGGACATTGAGGGGACATCAAGAGGACATTGTCCTTTTTTATCTCTATACTCCCTTTTTTTCTTCGCCCACTCTGTTTCACAACCTAACATTTTGTTGATCTCGTTCATGTAAAGAGTGCCGTCATCTAATATCTCCATCATGTTAAGTTCGGTGAAAACTTCGATAGCTCTCTTTACGATATCCGGGTTAGTGTTAGTTATCGTTGCTAACATCTGCTCGTTGTACGGGATCTGTTCTGAAAACCTTAAATTGCCTTCGTGATCGACACTTTCACATAAGAGTTTCAGGTAGAAAAGGATATAGTCTTTACCGTTTGGCATTGACTCGATTATCTGAATATCGTGCCGTTTGAAAAAATCTCTTTTCAGCTTCAGCCAAAAGTATTTTTTTGTGTCTGCCATCTTATTTCCTTTCGTACTTCTTACATGCGGGGCGTGATCGCTGTCCCCATACATGACCTAATCCGCAAGTTCCGGCACTGGTATACATCGGGTCGTTAAAAGGCTTAAAATACTTACAACTACCGCACTTGTTATCCAGGCTCGTTCGTTTCATCGTTTCTTCACGGGTATAGACTGTACGCCATAGTCTTTCATCTGATGAAGCTCTTGCCATTGCTTCCAACTTGTCAGAAAAATCTGCGGTATCAGGCAATTCAATTTCACATATCAGTTTCATGCGTACCCCCTTGTCGTTCCATGTTTCTGCCACTTGATTTCTTCGCCGTCTCTTGTCGTATAGGGTTCGTACTTATATATTTCCCCGTGTAATGCGTCTTCAAAAATGACCTTTTCAACATAGGGATATTCTCTTTCAATATCCGCAAGTGATACGGGTTCGGTATACTCTGCGTTGATTATTCTTTGCACATATATAGGTTCTTTATCAATGTGTCCTAAAATGTGTATAAACCCGTCATACATACAGACTTGATCGTCGGGGATATCAATAGGTGGATAAACTGTGCTATCATACATCGTCTGGTCTCTCCTTATATGGTCTGACATAGCTTTCTTCGTGTCCGTCATAGATATCGGGCCACTTAGAATAGCGGGGCATTTGTGTAGTGGTCTCCGGCACATTAAATCTCGCCCAGGCAGCAACGCCCATATTGAACCAGTCCCACCCGCACTCTGCATCAAGCCATTTATCTCCGTCCCACTCGCAGACTTTGATATCGCTGTCGATAGTCTTAACTATTACAAGTTCGTTCTTCTCTGGATAATCGTTAAAGTGCCACTCAATAAAATTCATGTTCATATCGTTGTCTCCATTATTCTTACTGTTTCATATCCGCTGTTCATAAAGACCTGAGCTGCGTGATATGCGTTGTCATCGTTGTTAAAGGTGAAAAGAATACCGTCCTGAAACCTGACCGCTTTCTTTATCCCTTTAATGTTTCCTCTTATTTCCTTGCGATCATCTGATACATATACTTTTTTCATTTAGTCGATCCTTTCAAACCAAACTCCGCTAACTTCTTTTGCAATTTCTTCCGCCTTTTCTGCTGTGCTATATGCTCCGTAAAACCATAACTTTGAGCTATCTTCTACGCATACGATGAAGCGTCCGCATCTTGCGTCATAGGCGTATTCAGGCGTGTTATTAATCTCTATCTCAACTATCATCTTTTAACGCTCCTTATAGTGATTTCTGCCTTTGCTTCCCTACTCCATATCTTGTTAACCGTTGCCATTACAATTTGTGCATCATCGGTATAGGCTACTCCGTTAAGTGCATCGCATACCGACTTAAGTAAATTGTCGCTGTCCGGCCTTTTAGTCGGGTAACTATGGATTAGTAAATCATCTTGCTTTTTCTTGCTAAATGAAGCGGGTATCTTGAAATACACATTAAGGACTATCTCTAAGGGTTCGTTTTCAAACGCTAAACCGTATGGATATTCTGTGAGATAATGTGCTTTAACTTTGGTTTCATAGTCTGTCGTTCTCTTAGGTGTATAGGCGTGTCCGCTTCGGGTGAAACGGGGGCGACCCTTAGGTATTACTTCGCCTGGAACTACGAAATACACTTCACGGATAGAACTTTCCGTATCTTTCTTTGAACATTTCCCTTGCTGCATCTTCGGGATAACCTTCCTTTCTTTTCTCTTTGATATAAGTTTCCTGAGCGATATGCTTTAACTCTTTTTCAAACTTGCCGTGATCGTGTATATCTCTGTGATGACGGCTACATACATAAGCAAATAATCCGTCTTCATCTGCTAACTTCCTTATCCCCCTACCCGATAGAAAATGATGTTTCTCTAACGGGTAAAGGGTTTCTGCATTGAAAAAGTGTCGGCATACATAACACTCAGCTTTCGTTGATATCTTGCTTACTGTTCTGTTGTCTTTCCTCGGCATTTGGAAATCTCCTTTTTGTTACCGCAATGGGGAACTCTTCAATTTCACTCGCCCATATCGGCTTTACTCCGGCTCTTTGAAATGCAAGGGGGAAACCGCCGATACCATCGAAAAGTGATCCCATTGTTAAATCATCGTCTCCTAAACTTTCTGCTACTCTTTTTGCAAGCCACTCCCAATACGGTAAAGCTATTGAATTGCCTAACGCTTTATAACGGGGCGTGTCTGCTTCTTTGTGTTTCTTGCCTTTGCTGTCAACCCACTCTCCGATATCAGTCCAACCGTCAGGAAAACCTTGTAAGCGTTCACACTCTAGCGGGGTTAATCTTCTGACTACCGCATTAATACTGTTGTTCATGCACATCGGTACATTACCCCCCCGGTTCCCATACGACTACTCAAAGTCTGTACTGTTCCGCTTTCACTTATCTTCACTCTGCTGTCGTTCGGGTGATTTTCAAGAATAAGTGTCGGCGTTCTTGACTCTGCGTTATCGTAAACATTTAGTGTGTCGTTCTTCTCGGTTTCTTCATAGCCTTGACCTTGTTCGGAATTTTGTGGGTGTCCTTGCTTACGGTAAGTTTTGAACGATACATTTTCCGTCTGACACATATTGACTTCCTACTCCTTTAAAATCTCTTGCACATAGGGCATTTACTTTGTCTGCATTACCCCCCCAGGTCCCTTAGATACTAAGGTTTGAGCCATATCAGACTCTACGGAAAAATCAAATTGTGCGTTCTGTCCTTGATTAAATGACGCTCTGTCAAGTCCGTAGCATACGGCGGGTTCTCCGTAATGGGTGGTGGTTAAAGTAGGTGCTTGGTCTACGCTGACATTTGCCATACTTTTTCCACCGCCTTGATCTATGCAAAGAACCGCTTGTTGATCGTGCATACAATTCAATGCTCCGACTTTTTCTGACTCTTTTAATTGCATTAACTGACCGTTGCCAACGCAAACGACTTTCATCGGGTCTGCCATTGTATTAAGTGTCTTGCAAGTTTCGCTCGGAGTTAGTGCATCATGTAGTTGTCCGTTCCCTATGCAATACGGCTTGGTTGTTTTGGCAAGACAAGGCTCCTGTTCTATCGGTTTGGATAAGTATTCCTTTTCCCCCCCCAGGTTTTCCGCAACGCTCTTGGAAACTGACTGTTGTATCAGCACTTTCTCCAACAGTTCCGGCAATTTCTTTCCCCGTCTGTTTGCTCTGTTCAATATCCCCTGACACGCTTTCGGAGATAAATTGTATTTGGGGTTCGGGTTCGTCTCTAAAATCCACGATAAGTGAGATTCTCTTTCTTCTTTGGGGGACTCCCCAATATTGAGCGTCGTGGGTTCGCCATGTGATAACTCCGTTAGGAAGTTCGACAGTTCCTGAACTGAACCACTTTTTAGGCATAGGTATTGAAACTTCAGGGTTTTCGATTCTTGCCAATTCTTCAAGGACGCATCTAAAGTCTTCTCCTTTGTTTGAACTGAAGGCTCCTGGGACATTTTCCCAGATAGCAATTCGGGGACAAATTCGAACAGACTCATCTGCCCCTCGCATTGATAATTGCTTGGTAGCATTTCGCATCTCCTTAATAATTCTTACGGCTTCCATAAATAACCCTGAGCGTTCTCCGTCTAATCCTTTACGACAACCCGCTACGGATAAGTCCTGACACGGACTACCGAAAGTGATGATGTCAACGGGGGTTATTTTTGATCCGTCTATTTTTGTAATGTCTCCAAGATGATATATAACAACCACCTTCTTTCTTATTTATGTCTTTTTTCGTACCTTTCTATTGCTCCGGCTATGTCTTTTTCAGTAGGTGGTGTTAATCCGTAAGTGTGCATCTGCTCTATCGTATGGTCTATCAGTATGCTCATTTCCTTTGTGTCAAAATCTGCGGAGTGTTTTAACATCATGTACCATCTGTACTTTTTACCGCCTACAACCTTTTCTCCTTGCTCTCCACGAACAGGCATTAGGTGATTATCCATATCAAGCATTGTTTTGTTTTCTATCTCGTCTGTGTCGGGAAGTAATACTCTGATATATTCCCCGTCATAGTCTTTTAAAAACGCACATTGCCTTAATAGTTCGTTATGGATATATGCAGCGGGTTTACACTCTGCTTTTGCTATCTGTGTTACACAAGACCAATAAAGTGAATTTGCTGATATAGACCGCTTTTCTCTGTGAATATCACACTCAAACTTAAGTCCATCTTTCTGATTAGATAGCCACGCAATAATCTCCATTGCTGTGCCGATCATAGATAGTACCTGGCGTAACGGGTTACTGTTCCGTCTTCTTCAACCTTTTCCATCATGTCGGTCTTAATGTCGTAACCTTCGTTGCGGAGCTGATGTATCTCTCCTGAAAGTCTGTAAAGGCCTATCTTTAAAAGTGCTTCGTGTCCGGTGATACCCCTTTTATGCGTTCTCAGATAATGCAATAACTTTTCTTTCTTTCCTGTCATATCTATCTCTCCTTATGAAAATGGAAGTTCTTCTTCGACTACGCCCGCTGCCACATTAAGAAAACTGTTGTCTGTGGTTTCCTTTGTGGTCTTCTCTCCTTTGCTCTCAGCAAATTCCCACGCTGATACGGATATAGATGTTGTTGTCTTCTTTACTCCGTCCTTGCTGTCGTAGGTATCGTTCTGCAAAGTACCTTCAACAAGTATCTTTGAACCCTTGTGAAGAAACTTTCCCATTGCTTCTGCGGTCTTACCGAAAGCCTTAATGCTAAAAAAGTCTGTAGTCTTATCCTTGTCCTTACGATCACAAGCGATAGAGTTCATAAGATATGCTGTGCCTGACGCTGAATATTTAAGTTCCGGCTCTTTTGTTAATCTGCCGAGTCCGTATGCTTTCATTTCTTCTCCTTTTCTGCCTTATCGGTTATCTGCTTTTTAAGTGTCATCTTTGCTTTAGCAAACAGTTCGTTATTAAGTCCGTCTGGTGCGATGGTCTTAAGCCACTTTTCAAAGTCCTTGCCGTCTGTCTGAGAATAAAGTTCTGCAAGTTCTTTCTTCATGTTCTCAGCGACTTGTCCGTCTGCTTCTTCCTTGCTGTGTACTTCGATTTTGTTGTCATCATCACAAGCAATTCCGAGAACAGTTAATGCTGTGTAACGCCTTGCGTAAGTAAGTGCCGATCCGTAAGCCTGAGCTTCGTTCATCTTGTTGCCGGACGGAATAACTATTCTTGCTCCCCTAATCCACTCTTCCTTAATGATTTCTCCGTCAGCGTTCATATAAGTTCTCAACGCTTCGATATACTCAATAGGCTGTCCGTTGGATAAAATAGGGTTCTGTTCTCCGTCTACAAGTACCGCTACTCTCATAGGGGGCAATTTCACTCCCGCCATTACTAAGTCTCCGAGTGAAGTGTATTTGTAGTTATAGCCTGATGATTTATTACCGACTAAGGTAACTGTCTTTTCTTCTGCCATGTTCTTTCCTTTCATTTGGAAAAATAATGTCCGCCATACTGGAATAAATGTTCTTCTCCGTATCTGTTCCAACCCGTACTACAGAAGTACAACGCACCTTCGCTTTCGTCCCAACCGTCCATAATCATTGCTATCGCTTCGTGGCACTCGTCGTCTCCAGGTCTCATACCTTCGGTATAAAAAGCGTTCGGCTTATAGATGACTTCTTCTATGGTCTTGCCTTGCTTATCTGCACGGTTTAAAACAACCATCATTACAAGTGCTTTACCCTTTGTGTCTTCTCCGTTCGCTTCTGCCATAGCGATCTGTTCCAGAAGGTTTATTTCTTCATCTGTAAATGTTCTGTAAAACTCGTCGTCTGGAACTTCGTTTTCAGCGATCTCGTTTGTCTCTGTGGTGTAGTAGATATAAACTGTTGACTGTGGTTTTTCTGTTGACATGTGATAGTCGTGTGAAAAGTAAGAACCGATACACGCTACGCCTACAACAAAACCGATGATGAAAGTAAAGATATAATTCAGTAAGTCTTTCATTGCTTCTCCATTAACCAATTTGTAAATTCTGTTTCTGGTACTCTTGTCTGATTTCCGACTCGGAAGTATTTACCGCCACTTTCCAGATACGCTTTTAGAAGTCTGTAAGCCTTTGCTCTGCTGAAGCGATATTTCTTTCCGATATCGGAAGGCGATAGCCACTCCATAAAGCTCCTTTCTGTAACTTATGAAGTTACCTTTTTTGCAAAAAAAATCGGTATAGGTTCTTCAATGTTAAGATATTCGATCATCTTTTCTATCTCGTCTGAACCAAACACGCCTTTTTTCATCTTCAAAGAAAATGTCTTAGGTGTCATACCGATATGCTTTGCAACATCTTCTTGCGTCTTTCCGTTAAGAACAATAACGGACTTTAATCTGTTTGCATCGACCATCTTTTTTGACTTGCCCCCTTTCCCTGATTATTAACTCGTAACTTAACAAGTTACTCTCATTATATTACCTTTTTGTAACTTGTCAAGTTATTTTTTTCTTGTTTTGTAACAGGATAAGTTATACAATAATCTTAGGAAAGGAGACTGCTATGACAAAAGGACAACGCATAAAATCAAAAAGGGAAGCATTAAACATCAGCCAGACAGACCTTGCAAAAAAGATAGGAGTATCTAAACAAACTCTTTACAAGTACGAAAATGATATCGTTACAAATATCCCTTCTGATATCATCGAAAAAATGTCATATCAATTAGAGTGTGAACCGTCCTACATTATGGGGTGGGACGATAAAGAAACTATTGAAGTAACCACTCGTGATATGGAAAAGGCCGCAGAGTTATACGCTCTGTATAAGAAAGCTATTCCTGAGATACAGTCGGCGGTCGAAACTCTTTTAAAAGCTCCAAAATCTGATTTTTAATTTCTTCGCTTGTTGATAAATATAGTGTTATAAATTCTTCAATAGTCATAATGATTTCCTTTAACGAAAGAGTGTTGCTTATGTTTGATAATGAACTTATGAAAAATATAATACGGTCTATTCTGGTTGATCTCCGCATTGAACATAACTTGTCTCAAACAGAAGTAGGCAAGATAGTCGGTAAAAGTAAAACTGCTGTCGCTTCATGGGAACAAGGTTTATCAATGCCTGACGCTGTAACGCTTTATCATCTTGCCCGGTATTACGGTAAGTCTATTAACTATATGTACGGAGAAGGGAGCAAATATGATAGGTAAAAAGATAAGAGAAAGGCGATTAGAGTTAGGCTTAACCCAGGAAGAATTAGCTCATCGTATGGGTTATAAGTCAAAGTCTACAATTAATAAAATTGAAAAAGACTTACACGATGTAAACCAGACTAACCTTATTAAGTTATCAAAAGCCTTAGACTGTTCTCCTTCTTTCTTTATTGAAACTCCTTCACATATCGACCGCCCTTCCGATGCGGTAATGATGTACGCTGAGAAACTTGCTAATCTCCCGCCGGAGCAAAGAGATAATGTTTTTAGTTACATTGACTTTCTGATGAAAGAATAACTGTATCAGACTGTATAAGAAAGTCTCACTTTCGTATCACTTTTAAATCACTTTTGGAACAGGAGAATATATGAATAATACAAAAGAAGTTATTTTAAAACTTAAGGAAGTAAAAGAAGAAAAGGGATTATCCCTTAATGAGATAGTAGAACTTGTTGAAAAGAACGGAGATTATATCTCTCGTTCTTCCGTACAGCGTGTATTCTCAGATGGTTCGGAAGATGGTTCTTTCAGATATGAAGAAACCATTAGACCGATAGCAAACGCACTTCTTGACATTGATACCATAGAAGAAACTGACGATATGGATATCCAGGCTATGAAGACTTTGCTTCAGTACAAGAATAAACGCATCGTAGAACTTGAAGCGTTATTAGATAAAGAAAAGGTAAGGTATCACGAAAAGTTAGACAAGGAAAGAGACCGTTCCCAAAAGTCAATAGACTTTCTAAAAGAACAAGTATCATACAAGGACAAGCGTATTGATATGCTGCTTGAAGCGGTACACGTTAAGGATAAGCGTTTCGATGAACTGTTTGAAAAGTTTATGAACTGTCAATGCTGTAGTAAAAGGAGCTAACTATGTGGATTACAAATAGGGGATATTGTGAAGAACGCATTATAGACGCTCATACGGGCCTTGAAAAGATAGTGTCGGTAAAAGTATCGGGTACGGGCAGAAAAGCCGAGCAAGACGCTTACAAACGCTTACAAGATAAGATTAGAAAGTTATATGATCCGCACGTCAGACTATCCGCTGCGATAGACACCTATATCAAAGAAAGCGAAAAGGACTTAAAGCCTTCATCTGTCCGCAAGATGAGAATAGAACTTGAACAGTTTTTAAAGATAGTAGGCGATGCAGATATGGACTCCTTGACAGCCGGATATATCCGCAAGAAATTACTTGATTCAGGCAAGGAAAACAGAACGCTTAACGGATATATGAAGATATTTAAGACATTCTGGTTATGGGCGTATCGCAATGACTTTGTAAAATCAAGAGACGTGTTTGACAAGTTAACGCCTTTTAACGATCAGCCTAAACGTGAACGCATACAAGATAAGTATTTAGAGACAAAAGAATTACGCCTGCTGCTTGACAGTATGAAAGAAGATAGATGGCGTTTAATGACCGAATTTTTGTCCTTGTCGGGCATGAGAATAGGCGAGGTAATAGCACTTAATAAAACTGACGTATGGGGCGATATCATACGAATAAACAAGACATACGATGCAAATAACAAGGTTATTACGTCAGCAAAGACTTATTCAAGCAGACGTGAGATACACGTTCAGCCGGAATTAAAAGACTGTATAGACCGCATAAACGATTACTGTATTAATCAGGCTAACATTTTCGGGTATAAAACGGATCTCTTTTTCCCAGATACCGATGGTACATATCTTAAATATTACACTTATAAAAAGTATTTAGTTGAAACCGCAGAAAAGTTATTCACGAAAAAGATCACTCCGCATACATTACGACATACACATTGTTCTATGTTGGCTATGAAGGGTATGGGACTTGAAGCAATATCCGCAAGGTTAGGACACGGGGACTCTAAGATAACGAAAGAAATATATCTGCACCGTCTTGAAGAACTGAAAGAAAGAGAAAATAGACAGCTTGACGGAATAAGAATACTATCTGATGCTTGACTATTTGCTTGTGTAATTTGCTGTAACCCGCTTAAATATGGGGTTTTTAGTGAGACACGTGAGAATGATTTATTGTATCATAGAGTATCAATGTGTCTAATATGTGCTATTTTTCTGGGTTTGATTTTACAACGCTGATATTTTCTGTATATCCCTTGCTTGAGTTTTTGCTTGTGTAAACAAAAAGAGAAGGCATTGCAGTACCTTCTCTTTTATCAGATGTTTCCACCCGAAAAGTAGCATAATCATAATACCACAACAGAAAAGAGTCTGCAACTTGCAGACCCTTCTCCGTTTTTCATTAGAGGTATCGAAAGGATTATATGAACATAAGCACTTTATCCGAGAAGATAGTATCACATTTCAGATATTATGTAAACCATTTTGGTTGACATAATCTTGTAATTTGTTATACTTATATTACCCTCATACACAACATACCCCAACATCTTAAATTCTAATTAATCTAAAACCCCCGCATTAAGCGGGGGCTTCTTTTTATGATGCGTATAACATTTCCTGTTGTAAGTGTAAGCGTTCAGCGTAGTCGTTTGCTTCTTTTACTGTCTTAAACTTACCTAAGTATTCTCCTGTTCTGTGGTATCTATCTATTGCTTCCTGTTCTGTAAGCTGTACAGGCTTTCCGTTCTTGTAAGCAATAGTCGGGACAAGTATTTCCATACCATCTTCATTAAAGGAAAAACTATTTACTGTGGATATCGAACCGTCTGGCTGTTTGTACTGTGGTCTATGGTAAAGGTCTATGTTACCTTGTCCGTACTGTCCGATATCGTCAGTATTTGTTGACCGTGTTGACGATGAACCTGAACCATTAGCAGCTTTCCAAAGTCCTGTTTTGGGATCAAGTACGGGTATCTTCTGACTTGTACCGCTGTAATAAGCGTTCCAAACTTGTTGTGCCGACTGATCGTTATACTTCTGCGGGTCTCTGTTCAGATAATCTATTACTTCGTCTATCTTAATTGAACCGTACCCGCTTTCACCTTCTTTTTGCTGATCTATGTCGTTAAAGGTCTGTTGGAATTGTGTCGGCGTAAGAGAAGGTATCGCACCCTGAGCATGATGGTACTTATGCTGCATGTTAGTGTTAAGTCCCGCATCTTCCAAACGCTGTGTTTCTTCCGCATCTGCTTGTCTGCCGGATATGTAATTCTGTACCGCACTTTCTCCGCCACTATGGTATGCGTCAAGAATTTCATTGCGGTTCTTTTCGCTGTTCTGTACGCCCATCTGATTACATACGGCTCTTGCGTACAGATAATCCGTTGCACCTTCTACACCACCGTTACGATACGCTGCGGCTGCACCCGTAAGGTCTGACTTATCCATACCGAACATATCTCGCATTTCGTTAGCACGAACAGCGGCATTAATATCTTTGTCTAACTGTTTCTTATCATCTGCGGATAATCCACGGGTTACGCTGTCGGGTAACTGACGATTAATCTGTCTTACTCTGGTATCAAAGTTATCGTTGTAATTCTCAACCATTTCAGCAATTTCGTCTGCGTCAAGTTTGTTAATGGTCTTTAATACATCATCACGATACTTGTCGTCATAAGAGCAACCCATCTGATTAAATACGCTACTTGCGGTAAGATAATCAAGATATCCGTCCATACCTTCATCAGCATAAATCTTTTCAGCGGTATTAAGATCGTCGATGTCTTTATCAGTAAATTCTCCACGAACAACATTTCTGACAGTATCATAAACATTGTCAAGCATTTTGACCTTATCTTCGTCTGACAAACTCTGATAATAGTCGGAGTTAATCAGTTCTCTTGCGGTCTCGTTCATCTGTCCGTAAACTTGCTGCTGATAACGAGTAAATTCTTCCGCTGTGGGTTCGTGTTCGTCTGTGGTTATATCGCTATAGCCTACTCTCTGTTCAAAAGCGTCTCTTGCAAGTTTCTTATCATCAAGAGTGTCATACAGTCTCATCGCTTCATCACGAACAGGATCGGGATTAGCCGTAGTAGAAGTAACGATAGCCGGATTAACAAGGTTATCCCACCACTTTTGAGCAACATTTCTTCCGGCGTTCTGCTCTAACTTTTCGCCTGTCATACCTATTCTCGGCTGTAATTGCTGTCTAAGGAAAGGTAAGCCCGCCTGAATATTCATAAGATACTTTTCATCGTCGCCTTTTCCGTAGGTATCTCTCTGGTACTTGTCTGAAGCGGTAACAGCCTGTCTTAATATTGAAGGGATTAACTGAGAACCCGCAGACTTAATAGTGTTTGTAGCGTTCTCAACAAAGCCACCCGAACTATAAGCCGACTGTGTACCGAACAGTTTTTGAGCTCCTTGCATCATTGAGTTTTCAAGCTGTGATGAAACGCCCGCCCTTAATCCGTTCATTATATTTTCAGGTGTTATCTCTCCGCCGTTCTTCTGAATTGCGTCCCATGTAGCAGCACCCGCTACGCCCGCAGATCCGATAACAGGAAGGTAAGATATCTGATGGTAATTATCTCCCACCTTTAATGCGTACTCTTGCATACCCGCCTGACGCTGTGCTTGTTTCATATCATCGTCGTCTGAGAACGCACCTGATATAGCACCGCTTTTCGCAAGGCCGATAGCAAGTGCATAGAGCATTGTACCTACGATGTTTCTTGAAGTTTCACGAACAAATCTACGCTGATTAAATGTAAGGTCTCCTACCTCTTTTCCTTTTCCACGCCTGATATCTGCGTTGATTTCGACCAGAGTATTAACGATATTCTTTGCAATACCGAACGGAGAATACTCTATCTGTGTACGGAATACATTAGCGGGAGTTTTAACAAAAGGCATACTTGCCTGGGTAAGCACATCAATACCGATGGTATCTTTTGAGATTTTACCGAGTGCATTTTTAAGATCGTTAAAACCCTGTGCAAGTTCTGTATCGTTCTGATAAACCGCCTGTAAAGCGTTGTAAACAGAATATGCGGTTTTGAATTTCTCAAACTCTGCATCAGAAAGTTTGCTGAAATTTCCTTCGCTGCGGAGCTTGTCGTATTCATACATGCTCTGTTCAAAGTTTGCCTTATAGAAAGGATTATCACCTACGGTAAGGCCAAAACTAACAAGGCGGTCTAATACATTACCCGCTTTTGCCATTGCTTTTAAGGCTTTGTTATCAACCTTTTCGTTCCATAATCTTCCGTTATTCTTAATTAATTCTTCAAAACTATTTTCTCCGGCTCTTGCGGTATTTACATCGTCTTTGAAATAGTCTGCTGTGGTCTGCTTAAGACCTTCAACAAAACCTTTACCGTATCTCTTTAAGCCTTCTGTGGTAAGTCCTGTGGTAGTTCTGTCTCCTGTTATATCAGCACCCAAAGCAGACAAAACTTTTCCTGTTGCTCCCCTTGCTACTGATCTATCTATTAATCCCGCAAAGAATTTAGTAATAGTCTGGTCTACGGAAGCAAGGCCCGCATTACCTAACATGTTACGGGATATAAGAGTACGGATAGACATAAGCATATTATCCATCAGTACAGACTTAAACTTGCTCGCCCATGATCTCGGTATCTCTGCCATAAGAGTTTTGGCAAGTTTAGCATAGCCTACTTGCTGTTCACGGAGCGTCATATTGTTCTTATTCTTTACAAACTCTTTTGCTTCTTTCAGGAAAGACTTTGTAAAGTCTTTGGAGAACTTAAACTTTTTAACAACATCTTCGGTTTCTCTGGTATCTGTACTCTGGTTTGACTCCGAATTAGTACGCTTTGTCATATCAGTAGCTACTTTAATAGCCGCAGCAAGCATAGCCTGTGGCGTAAGTTCTCCGTTCTTTCTGACCGCAGCCCATTTAGCAAGTGCTTGCATTGCCTGTGCATTTGCTGTTACTTCAGACTGTATTTTGTCAAAAAAGTCTGCGGACTGTTCATAAAGGTATTCTGCATCTATACCGAGTCTTTCTGCTTCGGCTATCTCGTCGTTGATTTCAGACCAAAGTATCATAGCTTCGTCTATATCAACTTTATTCCAACCCGTCTTTTTGTAAAGGTCGTCAAATTCTTTCTTTCTACCGTTTTTGTTAATATTATCGTAGGCGGCGTTCATAGACTCTTCGTCGCCTATCTCCTGATACATCATATCTTCTCGGTAGTCGTGTTCTATCTGTTCGCCTTCGGACATACCTCGATCCTTGCCCGTCTGATAAAATTCGCTTTCTTTATACCTTCCAGACTCATAACCGGGATCACGATAATTGATAACACGGGGGTTATCTTCTGCGAAAATTTGAAGGCTGTTTTCAATGCCGTCTGCAATATTACCCGCTAATTCTTCTACTTCTGCATCTGTCTTAGCGTCATTAATCTGCTGTTCTGATACTTGCTGTGTAGGCTTTTCTAACTGTGGAATAGAATTAATTTCTTCGCTTGCCTGATTATTTGCACCGCTATAAAAATCGTCTACTCTGTTTTCTAATGTTGCATCTGCAAGTTGAGTAAGATAATTAAATCTCTCTATCGCTTCTTGCTGTTGTGTTGCGTTTTCTGCTGATACGATATTGTCATACGCTTTATTGATATCTTCTGCTATTGATATTGCATTATCGGTCTGTCCGTATTCACGAAGCAAAGCATTATAAGAGTCAGCAAACTCTTTATACATAGTTGTATCAATATCACGGGGAGCAACATCTCCGTAAACGTTCTGCGACAATGTATCTGCTATACGTCTTTTTTCTCCCGCTATCTGTTCACGGGTAAGTGTAGGTATATTCTGTGTTTGTTCTGCGGTCTGCTGCGTTGCCCTTGCAATGTAATTAGTAATAACAGGAGATGCAGCTTGCGTGTTTCCGCTACCACCGATCATGTTTTCGTTAGGGGTTTTGCCGTCCATTTCATACGCCCTACGGACAACACTTTCAACAGTAGCGTTAGGGTTAGTCTTAACCGCTTCGTCAAAAGCCCATGCAAACGCTTCGGGACTAAACTCTCCCCTTGCTAAAAAGTCGTGAGATAGATCCCAGTTAGTATCTAATTCAAAAAGGGTATCTTTATCGGTATAGTTATCGTTTAATTCTTGTCCGCCTAAATAATCGTAGCCAAGTTTAGCAAACGCATTGATTAAATCTTCTCTTGCGTTTGGTTCTTCATACATATTAGCGTTGATTACATCTTGCCTTGTTACATTTTCAGGCGTAACATTAGGGCCTAACAAACCTTCTGCGGCCCATTGTCTGTAATATTCTTCATTAGTAGGGAAGGCTGTTTCGTTTTCATCTGCCCCTACTTTCTGACGATCAAGTGTAGGTATATTCTGTGTCTGCTCAACGGTCTGCTGTACTTCAACAGGCTTAACACTCTCAATAGGTTTAGTCTGCTGTTTGGTCTGTTGCGTCTGTTCTTCAGGGGCAACAAATTCTTCTACGGCTGTACCGTATCTTTCTATCTGCTTATCAATAGAAGGTAAACGTCTTTCGCCCGTAATAACGTTTCTTCCGCTGATAGCATTTCCTGCTGCTCCTAAAGCACCGCCCGTTACTGCTCCGGCAAGGCCGTCAAGTGCAGTCTGCTTAATGTAGTCTGCAATTACTCTGTTCCTTGCGTCTTCTTCGGATAATCCTTGTGATAGATACATAGCAAGGCTGTTCTTTAACTCTGACTTATCAGGGTTTCCACCTACTCTTGTTACAATTTCATCTAATGCGGTATCGGCAAGGTCTTCCACCATTTCCTGTATACCTTCGGAAAGCATAGCACCTACAACGTGTCCGCCGTCTGCTATCTTTCCCATAGGGATCATTTCAGTAAGTGCTGTGGTTACGCCTGAGCCGACGCCTTCTGCCATGATCTGATTAGGATCAAGGCCACGTTCAATAGCACTATTCATAGTAGGATCTGCTTTTTCAAGGCCCATTATTCCCGCTGACAATGCACCCGCACCGCCACCCATAGCCATTGCGGTTAACATATCTGCTGCACTATTTGCTACGTTATATCCAAACTTGCCGACTTTATTATCTATCTTATCGTTTACTGTTCCCCTTATGGTATCTGTTGCTCTTTCGCTACTACGCATAGGGGTTTTAGTAAGATAGTCAACACCTTTCTGCAATACGTCTACGCCCGACTCAACAGGATTAGTGAACCAACTCGCTGCGGTTGAAGCAACGGGGTGAGTATCAGCAAAGTTCTGTACCTTTCTTGCCTTTTCTTCTTCGTTCTTTTCATCTAATAATCTCTGTAAATCTTCCTGAGTAATGCCGACATTTCTCATTTCTTCTGTTGGCTTACCGTATGCACCATTACCCATACCCATCATAGTACGGGAAGAAAAGAGTTCAGGTACTTTGTTTTCAGACGATCCGATATTAGATAATCTCTGTCTTGTTACAGCGTTCTTTGCCTGGTTATATTCTTTTACTGCTGCCTGTCTCTGTTCATAACTTGCAGCCTTATATAAATCGTCAAGGTCTTTTTCAAGCTGTGGAATTGATCTCTGCACAACTGACGAAGGGGCGGAGTCTCCCCCGCCCAATGCTGTCATTGCGTTGTTAATCG